TGTATGAGCGGGGCTATTTCACCCATCACAACGCCTTAAACCCTGAAAACTGGAGGAGTTATTTTGCCAGCAAAACTGAGGAAAGGTAGGTTTTGGCCTCGAGTTCGAGAGAGGATCTGGCTTAAAGCTGAAGAGCTCTATATGAATGAGCATCCTGAGGCCGCAATAAGAGGACTTAGACCGGAAAGAAGCGAGCTTCGTGAGGGCGGCTATTTTGAGCGCGCAAAAATTTTGGTTTTAAGAGAGCTTCATCAGAGAGGCGATTTCTAAATTGCTTTTCAAACGTGAATTTCTAAAGCGCATATTAAGCGGGGAAAAGGTTGCCACAATCAGACCCTTATGGAGTCGAACAGCAAGCCTTGAGGTGGGCAGGGTTTACAGCGCCCGAGACCACTGGAGCCAGAAAGCAAAAACATACGTGGTCATCACAGGTAAAACGGTTAAAAATCTCGGTGAAGTCACGGTTCGAGAAGCCCGAATGGCCGGACTGCAGAGCCTTGAGCATCTCGAAAAGGCGTGGATATCCTGTTATGGATATTGGGACCCAAACGAGCCCGTTGCTGTTTTTCAGTTGCGTTTGGCCCAGAAAAGGTAAACTTTTGTCTGAGCCAGAAAATTCAGGCGCTTAATTATTTTTGCAAGGATTTCCATCGAGGTGGCTTTGATTTTGGCTTCTGCCTCAGCTTGCTTTGGATATAAGCGGTGGAAACTCAGAAGCCTCTTGCGTAAAGATCCTTCTTTCCTGCAAAACCCGATTAAAATAGATTCAATCTTGTTTCTGCCGACCTCCCTAATTTTCTCCATGTTATAGTTTACTGAACCAAGCATTATTGGGTTGAAGCCTAATCGGCGAAGCTCTTCTATTGCCACTAGCACGTTTGGGTTTGGCTTGCTCTCCATTATTTTTCGCATACCTCCACGCTCGAAGAAGGGATTGTAGCGTGCCATAACCGCGATGGTTTCAACGAATCTTGTGGGAGCCAAAGGCAAGGTTTCCTTGACAAGCTTAATGCCTAAGCCTATTGTTCGATATTTAGGATGCACAACAACCCTTGTTATCGTGCTCAACTCTTTCTGCATCTGCTGAAAGCTTCCCTTCCAGACTTTACTGCGACCAAACGTGTTTGGGGGAGACCAGCTGTACACAATAACTCCGCAGACTTCACCTTCTCTTTTTAGAACAAAAATTTTCCTTGGAGCTGGACAGTGGGAAGTGCGGTAGTGGAAAACGCTTAGCTTTCTATAATCAGCTACCGTACCCTCTTCAACTCGCATCTCTTTGATAAGGCTACATTCACGGTTGAGCTTGTTTGGATAGTAGTTGACTTCAAGCTCCTTTCCGAATCTTTTGTGAATATGGATGCTCGGCTTTAAATCTCCAAAAAGGTCCGTGTGGGTTGTTGCGGCTAAAACTGCTTTACCAAGCTTTCGTGCAAGCTTCTGAACGTTGAAGGCAACTATTTTGGCTGTGTCCCTGTCCAGCATGGAGCAGAACTCATCGAATATCCACCATTGGGCGCCTGACTCTATCATTTTAGCTATGCGGTAACGGTATTTCTGACCATCGCTTAGCTCTCGGTAACGTCTTACGAATAAGAAGGCGTCGTTTAACCCCACTCTGCTGAGAAGCTCCAAACCCTCGCTGAAGGTTTTGCCAACCGTGTCGACTAAGGGTTTGTCTGGATCCACTCTGATATCGGCCATGTTGATAACGCTTTCACCGACGTCTTGCTTTATGTCGTTTTCTAACGCCTTTAGCAAAACGCTTTTTCCGCTTCCGCTATCACCGGTGAGGTACACGATGTCTTTTGGACCAATTTTCAATTCCACATTGTCATAAATCACGAATTTTCGATGCTGGTCTATGCCTAAGCCGAAAGCTTCAGAAACAGCAATCGTCCGAGGCGTTATTTCAGTCGCAGTTTCATAACCAATGTTTATGATGAACTTGCCCGTCCGCTTGTCGTATTTGCGGGCGATTTTAGTTATTAGGAAAAATTCTCGTTGGGTTGTCATGCTATGATTCCAGCCTTGTATCGTGCTAAGCTGCTGGTCTTGCTTCGCAAAGCATAGAGGTAGTCTGCTAGAAGAAGAGGCTCTTTACCCAATTCGAGTGTAACAATCAGGTCTTGAAACTTTGTCAGGTGATATTCAGCGCTGATTACTCGATAATAGCCGTCAATATTTTCGTTTGGCACGGTAACCCATATGCGGTCTCCAGCCAGAATCGGCGTGTTGCCATAGTCGATGACGCTACTAGTAACCTTAAGATACTCTGCCGTGCCACTGAGATAGTTATAGAGGGCTTTAGCTCTCAACAAACACTCGTTGTCGCTGTGGAGCTCCTCATCTGTTTCAGAATATTCACGTTCTCCACTTCCATAAGTGGCGCTCCATCGGGCTCTGTTGAAGAATAAGTTGTCAACCCAAAACGAGCCTGTTCCAGTTCCTGGAAAATGTACATCCCATAAGATTTCATTTATTATCTCCCAGTTGAAGCCATCATCTACCCAGTTCCATTCGTTTTCGTATTTTTTGCCAGCATTAATTTTGATTAGATGCCACTGGTCCTCTTGCGGAATGCTAAACTCACGAACTGCCCATTTTCCAGTGTTATCCATGAGAATTAGGTTCGCTTGATTGCTGAACGCTCCCTCACGTGAAATTTGGAACTGAATGCTTGGAAACTTGTTGAGGTTGGGTTGATAACCAGAAGGTATGACTAACCAAAGTCTCCCGTAATAGTCTGGCGTGTTCGTGGTGTGCTTTATGCTATAAGTGCCAACAGCTACCCGGTCAGTGGCAAGCGAAACGCTTCCCGTGCCTCCTCCACTAAGCCAATCATTAATTGTGTCATTGTCAATGTCTAAGGTCTCTGTCCAGGAGTCTCCATCAAGCGGATATTTCTTTTCAGCTGCGCCAAAAACGTAGATTTTGTCCCTTTTGCGAAAGATACTCCTCTCATAGATGGAAACTTCAAGGCGCTCAGACAGGCTGACGGATGATGTCTTGCTGTTCCTTGGAAAGAACTCGAATTTGCCGTCAGGCGCCACACGAAAGTCGAAGCCGATTGCGCCAGCCTTGTCTGCTGTGGAGGCTATGTATTTCAAAATGTCAAAGACTGGTGTGTTTTCATACTCTAACAATGTGTATGTTGTATCCGTGTCTTCTATTAGCTCGGTTGTATCGCGGACATGGCTTAAGCCAACATAGTAGTCGATTAGGTCTTTGACAATAGCCTCGCCCTTCATGTTTTCATAAGTTTTCGTTACAAGTTTTCGGAAGAGCCTTTCTCCCCAGCAGCGTCCAGCCACACGAAGAACATGTATCGGGTCGCCGTTTTCGTCGTAGCCAGATTGAGCACGAATCGACTCAACACGCAACGTGATGAGCAAAGGTTGATTCGGGTTTCTGCCAGCGCTTACGCTTCCATCATCACCTATTACGATTGGATAGGTACCTCCAGGACTGTACTTTTTGTCGAAATTCCGCAACAAACAAACAAAGCTGGAGACCTCTTTGGTAGCGCCCAGATGAACTTTCAGATCTAAGACATCACTTTGTGGTGGCGTGATTGTACCGAAAACGACGGCGCATATAGGTAACGCTACGCTCAATATTCCACACCAGCCCGATAGAACTCCTCTTCTCCAGCGCGGCGAATACTACGAGTATGAGTAGGCATTTCAGAAACAGCAGCATTGTATTCTCGCACGCTTGCAGTCGCTGAGTTCATCTGAGAGGCGAAATGCCACATGGCAGCCGCGGCAGCAATAATTACCGCAATGCCAACGCCCGTGAGCGCCAGAAACGTAGCATAGGAAATGTTCAAAGCGTTTTGAGCTGCAGTTGCGATCCAAGTGGCAGCTGCATATATCTTCTGAGCAACAGCCACGCCCCAACTGGTTCGCATGAACATGCCCATAACTGTGACAACCGCCATAGCCGAATTGAAGACCTTAGCTTGTTCATCGTTTAGTAGACCCATCTGTTTCGCGACAGATCCTATCGCGATGCCTGTGGCTCCCAGACCCGCAAAAGCAGCTCCAAGGCTCTTTATTCGCGTCGACAAGGCTTCAGCATCAGTTTGTATGCGGCTGAACTGGGCGCTTGCTCGGTTAACCGCGCTCACAGTAATGACAATTTCTCTGAAACTCATAGTCCAGCCTCCTGTTTCGCGTATTCGATGGCTTCGGAAATTATGGTCTCAAGACGTGGCAGATGCTCTTGGATGGCTGGGTAAAGGTATGGGCGGGCTCGCATGTACCGAGTTCCCAGTTCAACGTAAAGTGCATAAGTGGCTTCTGCGCCTATTTGTGCAACCCACTCCTGAATTTTGGCATAGATTGTACTTCGCAGGTAGCCCGTGCGAACAGGGACGATTCTTCTCGCTGAGGCTTTGACGTCTGCAGCCCAGCTGGTAAGCTGTCGGTGAACGTGTCTTTGCATGCCAGAATCCAATTTCTGCATCGCTGCCTTGAACTGATTGACGCCTTCTATGTTAATGCTGACTTCAACGCCCACGCCACTTCACCTCTCTTTCAGCCTTTTTGCGCTCTTCCTCCGTCTGCCTATCTAACTCGTTCAGAATCACGATGAATGCGCTGATTGTTTTGGCTGATTGCTTTTGGAGCTGGTTTGGTGTCCACCCGAACTCTTTGCAGAGCCTGAACTCTGTGATTGCTGGGTGTGGCTTTCCTCTTCTGATGGTTCCGATAAAAAACGAGCCTCCTCAACCGTTACGCCGCAAAGCTTGTTGACGATTTGAGAGAATAACTCGCCCAAGCCTATCGGGATGCCATTTTCTTCACTGAGCAACTTTTCCAAGCTGATAGGCTTGTTTTCTGGTTGCTCCTTAAGGCTTGCCCAAATGGTTTCGGCTTGAATCGCTATGTAATCGCTGCTCCTTACTTGGCCTGTAATGGGATGATACTTCGTGTGTTTTTGGATTATGCGGCTACGTTTAGCCCAAGTGATCTCACTAAAGACATAGCGACCAGCATACTGTTCTCCGAAGCGATTATCTAACTCAACTACTTCTCTTCGCATTTTGGATCATCTCCATGATGGCTATTCGATTTTTCACTGCAGTGTTGATGTCTTCAAGCACAATGTCCTGCATCCACTTAGGCATCTTCAGAATCCGTTCTCCCAGCGTTTTCCACATCTCCATCCATTCTCTCCGCAAGTGAGCTTCTCGACCAAAATTTTCCAAAACCCTGACTTCGACAGCCACCTTGACCACCTCAGCTGATCGCCACTGTTTTAGCCACAAAAGCAGCCTTGACAGCGACCAAATCCTCAATTCTCACCACGTTTTTGACGTTTTGCCACTTACAGTTGCTGAAAACAGCCTTGTTTGTTCCGCCAAGTCCAAACTCCAAGCTAAACTCAGTATCCGCAAGGACTTCATCGTGTTCTTCCTTACTTTCAAATTCGAAGGTCAGTTCGCCGTAGCAGTCTCTGTGGCGCTCCTGTAAATACTTCAGGAGTTCTCCGCTTGTGGTACGAATCACAGGCACTCGTTTCAAATGGTTCTCAATACTCCAGGTCCAATCTGTTACCCTGTCCAGCGTTGTAACGTCTTTTTTGACATAGCTTTCATTGTAAGCTACAGCACCAGTATAGTCTGCATAGGTGGCTCCAGTGATTTTCGACGTTCCAACAACCACATCTTGCCCCATCAATTCAACGCTTGGAACAGTTATCACGGCGTTCTCGCTTTCAATATCAATGAGTTGCACTGTGACCTTGTCGATTTTCATGCCTTTGAAAACCAAGTCGACGATTGAGGTTCCTCGTTCATAGAACACCTCAACACTCAGGGGGTTTAGGTTCTGAACATACTGCAGAAAGTTGATGGGTGCAGCGCTTGGAATCAGATAGCCGAATTTCAATGTAGGTTTACGCAGGCCCTTTTTGATTGTGTCAAGGTCGCGGGACCCGATCCCGCGGAGTTTCAACAGCCCCGGGTCAATGTTGTGTTCTACGTCGAAGGCCGTTTTTAACCCAAGCATGCTTGGATTAGTCGGTGTTTCTCCATAGTTTGTCTCTTGGACATAGTAGACCTTGGCTTCGTGGGCTCCATACGCCACTTTCACTCACCTCTCTATGTCTCAGGAACGTTTTCAAACATCCACCCCGTAACCATAAACTCGGAATGCCAGAGAAATGGCTTAACAGATGTTTCATCTACATCACGATAGGAGCCAAATTTTACATGAGTCATGCCTTCCACAGTCAAAACGCATTTATCATAGTCGCAGTAAAGCACGGCTGCAGTTGTTCCGTCACTTGGGTTTGTTGTCTTGGCTAAAACATAGATGTAGCCAACACCAGAAGAATCCATGTTAATATAATCGGTTAAGTTGGAAGTCAACGTTATGGTGACAGTTTCATCACTCCCAGATGTTCCAGTTGCCGGGTTTTCCCATGCTGAAGTCACATGGTTCCAAACCTTAACGGTAACTCCGTTACCCCCAGGGTAACTACCGTAACCCTCGAAGCTCAAAACAATCTGCTTGACGTTTCTTTCATGCGGATCATAATCAGAGGTTTTAAGCATGAAACGGAAAAGAATCATAGCGTACTCCAAGTTCACGCTAACGGATTTTGAGAAACGGCTATCATCAGAATACCAGAGGTTCTCATATTCAGTAGCTGTTAACTCGGTCCAGGCTGCGTCTCCAGGAGTCAGCTCGCTTGAGGAGCCTGCATGGTAGGCTTTATGGGTTCCAGTTGGTGGCCCGACGCCTACAAAATCATAAAGTGTCTCGTTTGGTTTAGTCCGTTTCTCACGGACAATGCGAAGGATCTCCTCTCGGAGTTTTGAACGTGTTCTGTTTCCAGGTTGTTTTCCCTCTTTATTCACCACCCAGCAGTCGACTTTAAAATTCAAAATACGCTGCGATAAGGAATGGTCAATGGTTAAAGGCTTAACTTGGCTTGGTTGACGCAAGCCCACAGTAACTTGACCGTCATAGTTTTTGAGTAGCTCTCGGTCATACCACTCGCGGCTTACATAAATGCTTGCGAGGCTTCCATCATCATTCACAACCCGCATATTTGCTTTGAGCAGCCGCACAAGCGTGAAAACTGGATCTTCAACTTCTGTCATTGCCCGAGAAGCCTCCTCAACGTAGCTCGGCGATAGATAGTTTCGCCTTCTAAATCAAACTCTTGGATATCCAGAACCTCGTAGTCAACTCCCTTGCGACGTACCTTGTCGTGATGCCTTATCGGTGCAAAAACATGGATGGTCAAGTAGTCTTTGATTATGTAGCCTGGTTCTACAATGACTTCTTCAATGCGAGAAGGACTAACTATGGCTTGAATATCCACTGCTTCACCATAAGAAACCTGATCAGCTGCTTCCCGTATCGGGTAAAGAATCACATTTTCTCCGTAAGTTTGCAGAACTCGGGTAAAAGGCGTTATCGGGTCCTCATAGTTTAGGTAAAACAGTGAAAGCCAAGATACGGTTGCCATGGCCTGCTTGTTTTCAACATAGCTGTAGTCTGTAAATTTGACTCCCCAAAACATGAACTCGTCTTG